CGATGGGCCCAGTCATTCGATGGTTCCCGCACTTGGTAGAAACATTGGTGGCGAAAGCAACAGTCTAATAGATCCTGCATTGCCTAGCAATGTTACTGGACCTTTGTACAACAATCAAAGCATTGGAGCAAACAGTGCCATGCCCACTGTTGAGTATGACACCGGATTGCCCACTGCGTTCACTGATTTGGTCAATACTCAAAGATATATACATCCTTATCAAGCCAGTGTACTGATCAACCAAGGCCTAGATCGCGATCTAGTGCGTGGTGCTATTAGCAGCAGTAGCATGCGCGAAAGTCCCAGCAACGTATACGGTATAAGTACTCCTGGTAGAAGTATCACTGGTAATATAAATCAAAACATAAACGATCCCAGCGTACAAAGTGCCGATGCAGTATATGCTAGAATTGGCGGACACAGTTTTGTCATGGATGACGGCGCCACCGGAGACCCCGCAACCGGAACCAACGTTGGTGTAGATCAATTGATACGGTTAAAAACTTCAGGCGGACATCAAATTTTAATGAACGACACACAAAATATATTGTATATTGCCAGTGCATCAGGAGCACATTGGGTTGAATTCAGCAACGATGGCACCATCAACGTGTACGGACGAAACGGTATCAATATTAGAACCGAGGGAGTATTAAATTTACAAGGCGATCAAGGCGTGTTTATCAACAGTGGTGGCGGAAGCCAAGGCGGAGGAACTGTGAGCATCAACGGTGACAACGCAGTGTCGATAACCAGTACCATTGGTATATCATTGAATGCATTTGCTGATGTAAGTATAAAAGCCGCTGGAGCAGTATCATTAGGCGCCGGTGGGATAGCAAGTCTGACTGCTGGCGGTTTACTAAATCTTGGCAGTGCCGGAATCACAAACATCAGTGGATCAATGACCAATTTAACTGGCAAACCTGGACTTGGTGGCGGAATACCCAGCTCGGCACAAAAAGTAAACTTACCCGATGTTACCTGGAACGGGCAACAATGGGTCTTGCAGTCGGGCTCGTTAAAAACCATCTGTTTGAATGCACCTGCGCACGAACCCTGGATTGATCCCAAGACCGGTAATAGACCCACACTGACCACTCCCACAAACAATATTGGCACCATTGCAACCGGACTTGCAGTGGGTGCAGCTGCCAGTGCTGGTGCAGCTGCCGGGGTGGGATTGGGCTCAAGTGCCGCAAGCGCACTAGGATTTTGATCATGACCGATTCTGGAATACAATCATCAGCAGGCATCGGGATAGCAAACCCACTACCAAAAAGTTGGCTGGGCAAAAGCACTGCTCCGCCGCTGCCGCCAAATTGGGCCAATATTGGGGCTCTAACCAACGTCGAACTACGAGCACTGCTGGCGCAAATTGGGTATGATCACAGTGGCTGGAACTACTCATTAATTGGCACCAATAATCAATTGGGTAGATATCAAATATCAAGTGCTATACTGGAAGCCTACGGACTGCTGATTGCAGGATCAAATGAGAATTATGGTAGCGCCTGTGTGAATTACAATTTTTGTTGGAATCCAATTTATATCAATAATGGCATAAATGCTTATCAAAATTACTTTTATAATACCACCAACTTATCTAGTTTCCTAACTACCACAATAGCACAAGAGCATCTAGCATATCAACGTCTAGTGGATATCTATTTGACCAGTAAAAATATAGGTGCCATATTGACTACCGATGCTCCGGATGTGGTTGCTGGCATGATATACGTTGCATGGACTTTGGGAGTGGGGACTCCGGCTGCAGTAAATCAATCCAGTGGTACCGGCGCCTGGGCCTGGAGGTATTACAATATAGGAGCAGGCGCTAACTCGTACAACAGTGGCAGATATGCCATCACAGTTTTGAGCACATAAATATAACTATGGCAACTTATAACGGATTCAGCACATTGGTCAATAAAAAGAAGTACACTCTTACTAATTTTGCCTTGGCCAAACAGGACCTGCTCAACTATTTTCAAATTCGAAAAGGCGAAAAGCTAATGCAACCAAATTTTGGCACCATTATCTGGAGCCAATTGTTTGAACCGTTAACCGAAACTGTACAAACCACTATCACCGACGACATAACCCGAATCGTTGGTTACGATCCAAGATTGTCGGCGACTCGGATACAGGTCAGTCAACAGTCTAACGGAATACAGATCCAACTCACTTTGAACTATATTCCAACAAATCAAAGTGAAACTCTACTGTTAAATTTCGACAACAACAGTCAAACTCTTACCACTAATTAACTACACATATTATTACCTAAATAAATACTAGATATAGGTAAACAATATGGCACAAACCACACGTCAATCAAATCTACTAGTAAATCAAAATTGGACCAAGGTCTATCAAGCATTCACCAATGCCGATTTTACTAGTTATGATTTTGAGACTCTGCGAAATAGCATGATAAACTATCTCCAGACCTACTACCCCGAAACATTTAACGATTTCTTGGAAAGCAGTGAGTACGTTGCACTGATTGACATGATTGCATTTTTGGGGCAGAGTCTTGCATTTCGTACCGATTTAAACGCACGCGAAAACTTTATTGATACTGCACAACGCCGCGACAGTATCTTAAAATTGGCTCGTATGCTGAGTTATAACCCGCAAAGAACAAACAGTGCCAGTGGTTTGCTCAAAATTAACAGTGTGCGCACAACCGATAATGTATACGATAGTGACGGCATAAATCTAGCAAATACCACAATAAACTGGAATGATTTGACCAACGACAACTGGCTTGAACAATTTACAATTGTTTTAAATGACGCATTAATTTCTAGTCAAGCAATTGGTAAACCTGGAAACAGCCAAGTTCTTAATGGAATTCAGACCGACGAATACACAATCAATCTCAATCCTGCAGCGTTGCCGGTTGCACCGTTTTCGGTCAATATAGACAATGTACCAGTTAATTTTGAAGCAGTCAGTGCAACCACTCTAGGCGAAACTTACATTTACGAACGCGATCCCACCAATCAAGGACAGTTCAATATTTTGTATCAAAACGACAATAACGGGAATGGCAGTAACAATACCGGTTTCTTTTTATATTTTAAACAAGGCTCACTACAATCCAGTAATTTTAATATAACAAATGCAGTACCCAACAACTATGTGCCAATTACAACCAACAACATCAATAATACCGATGCTTGGTTGTACAGTTTAAATGTTAATGGTAGCACACAAACTTTATGGACACAGGTTCCCGCCATTGCCGGGGTCAACGTAATTTACAATCAATTGACAAATAAGAATTTATATCAACTCAACACACAAAACAATGATCAAGTCAATATTGTATTTGGCGATGGAAGTTTTGCCAACATACCGCAAGGTAACTTTAGATTTTACTTTAGAACCAGCAATGGATTGGCATACAGTGTGACTCCGGATGATATTGCCGATGTTACTATTGCTTTACAGTATTTAAATGCTGCCGGATCACTGCAGACCTTGACAGTATCGGCCAGCTTGAAATACACGGTAACCAATGCAAGTGCCACACAGTCGCTAGACAGCATAAAAACATACGCACCACAACAGTACTACACACAAAATCGCATGATCACTGGCGAAGATTATCAAATCTTTCCATTGACCAATTTTACAAGTATACAAAAAATCAAAGCAATTAACCGAATCAGTTCGGGGGTCAGTTTGTATCTAGATACCCTAGATCCCACAGGCACCTTTAGCAGCACCAACATTTTTTGCGACGATGGTATGCTTTCGTCTAATAGTACAGTGGGATCAAGTAGTTTTACATTTTTAACCAGCACCGATATCTATAATGCAATTTATAATGACATAATTCCCATTATTGGTTCTGTGGGCATCAGTAATTATTACTATGCCACCTATCCTAGATACAGTGGCAATATCACACCCATGGTGGCCAATGTGGAATTTGTGCAAGCCACAAACGGCAATACCACATCCAGCAGCTGGGGCAATTTGATTTACAACAACAACGTTCAAAGCGTTGGATCTGTGGGAAGTGGTAATTTGGCATATATTGCTCCGGGCGCAAGTCTGCAGTTTACAAACAACGGATCTAGTTTTTATGCCGCAGTAACCAGCACTGCAAATACTCAAGTATACTTTGGAACAGTGGTGCCAACAGGATCTATATTGACCAGCATCATTCCACCCTTAAAGAATGATTTATCTAGCACAGTGATTGCAAATGTCATTAGTCAAATTTCATCACAGGTCAATTTTGGTCTAACTTATGATCAAATAAATCAGGCATGGACAAATATTCCTCCCAGCCAAATCGCTACCAGCACCAATTGGTTGTTAAAATTTACCTATACTGGTGGAATTTATAACATACAGTATCAAAATTTATTATACACATTTGGCAGTGCTAGCGAAACTAATTTTTATTATAACCCCTCGGTACGAGTATATGACAGCACTGTTGGCACTCCGGTGTCAGACATAATAACAATACTTAAAATTAATCCGCAACCCAGTTCTAGTACGCCATTGGGCACCAATATAACTTGGAAAATTGATAATGTAATTGTAGAAACAGATGGCTACATTGATCCAACCCAGGTATATGTGTCGTTCCCTGATACACAAATGACCGGTGTACCTGATAACCCAGATTTATACACCATAGTGGCAAATACTGCAAGCAGTCGGTCTGATTTGTATTTTCAATACAAACACAATGCTCCAGGAAACAACAGAATAGATCCAACCAGTGTAAATCTAATAGATTTATATATTTTGACCGCTGACTATTTGAAAGATTATCAGATTTGGTTACAAGATTTAACAGGAACAGTAAAGGAACCAATTCCGCCAACATCAAGCAGTCTTGCAATTGCTTATAGCACATTGGACAATTACAAAACCATTAGTGACACCTTGATTTACAACCCAGCAAAATTTAAACCGTTATTTGGTGCAAAAGCAGATCCAAGTCTGCAGGCAAATTTTGTAGTGGTTCCAAATCCTGCAGTTAGCATAACTGCAAACGAAATTAAAACTCAAGTGATATCAGCAATCAACAGTTATTTTAATATTGCAAACTGGGACTTTGGTGACACATTTTATTTCAGTGAATTAGCTGCGTATTTACACACAACACTGGCACCAAATATTGCCAGCGTGCTGATTGTACCTGCAGATGATACCTTGGTGTTTGGTAACTATTTTCAAATCAATAGCGAACCCTGGGAAATAATTACAAGTGCCGCAACTGTAGATAACGTAGAAGTTGTCAGCGCAGTCACTGCGGCACAACTCAATTTGGGCAACACGCTAATAGGAACATATTAATGGCTGTAAATAACACAATAAATTTTTTACCAGAAGTATTCAGAAGCACCACAAATCAACGATTTTTTGGTGCTACCATGGATCAATTGGCCACCGACGCATACAACGTTTCAATCAATGGCTATATTGGTAGAACATTTGCCCCCACTTACAAATCTGGTGACAACTACATTGGAGAAAGTTCGACTGCAAGATCTGTTTACCAACTTGAGCCCAGTGTGGTCATCAAAGATGTAAATGGCAACGTAATTGAAAACAGCACCTATATTGACTTATTACAAAGCATTGCAAACAATGGCGGACTAAATCACAATCAACAACGCCTGTTCTCGTCGACATACTACAACTACGATGGACATTTTGATTACGATAAATTTGTAAACTACAACAATTATTATTGGATACCAGGCGGCCCAGACCCGGTGGTAATAACATCAGCGGCCACACCTTATCTATCCAATTATGTTGTGACTAGAAATTCTGCAGTGCAGGGATACACCATCAGCGAGTACGGCGGGCAACCGAATCCCCAAATTACTCTAGCAAGAGGCGGCACCTACACATTCAAAGTTGATCAACCGGGATTCCGTTTCTGGATTCAAAGCGAGCCTGGTGTGGCCGGTGCCGACATAAATGTGCCCGAGATCAGCACTCGATCAGTGTTTGGTGTAGTCAATAATGGTGCAGACGACGGCACAGTTACATTTAATGTACCGTTAAGCAACGCACAAAATTTTTATACAACATTACCGGTTCAAGCAACAGTTAATTCGGTGGCCACTTTTAAATATACCGATATACAAAATCAACTGTTGAGCACTTTCCTTACTAATTTCCCCACAGGATTTGATGGAATTACTACACAATTGCAAGGCAAAACATTTGTTTTTATCAGTAATCAAATTGATGCCAGTTACTGGACCACACCCAATTTGCCAAATGGATATAGCATACCAGATAACACACAAATACAGCCTGGCGAAGTAATAACCGGGGCCACTAGAACCAATGTATGGCAAATTAATTTAGTATCAACTGGTACTGGCGATTACGTGATTCAAATACAACCAACCACATCAGTCGCCCCATTACAAAAAGTTTTTATTGGATCCGGGCTGGTTTATGCAAGCCAACAATTTTGGTTAAACAACAATTATCAATACACTGTGGTTCCTCTGATAACTGCTCCGAGCGATTATCTTTATTATCAAGACAGCACAAATCCTGATTTTTTTGGAATAATAAAATTGGTTGATAATGCTGCAACACCAATCAATGCCACCACTGACATAATTGAAAAAACCAATTACACCAGCCCCAATGGTGTGGTGTTTACCAACGGATTAAAAGTAGAATTTGATGCCTTGGTAGTTCCTAGTTTTTATGCAAGCAATCAGTATTATGTAGAAGGAGTTGGCACCAGCATACAGTTGGTTCCTGTGTTGCAATTGACTATTCCTGAGCCATATACCAGCACTCTACAAACAAGTGCCGACTATATCACAATCAATCGTGCCAGCCAAGATCAAAATCCCTGGACTAGAAGCAATTGCTGGTTTCATATCGATGTATTAACCGCAACTGCAAAATATAACGGTACCACTTTAAATTACGGCCCAAATATTCCTGGACGACGTGCAATTATTGAATTTGAGCCCAATTTACAATTATTCAATTTTGGCCGTCAGGCAAAAAACAACATTGATTTAATCACATTTGACAGCACCGATGCTTTTGTTAACATTGAGGGCCAAATCACATACACACTTGATGGCACTGTGTTAAAACAAGGCATGCGAGTGATATTTGCTAACGACTACGATCCCAATGTAAAACAACAGATTTGGCAAGTTGATTACGAATTAATCAACAGTCAAAATTATCTAAGATTGATAGAAACTGTTGATGACCCAATTGTGGCCAATCAAAATGTTCTAGTCACACAAGGCACCAATGCCGGAACAACCTGGTATTATGATGGTGCAAATTGGCACGAATGTCAAGCAAAGACCCAATTAAATCAAGCACCGTTATTTGATCTAGTAGATGCTGACGGATACAGTTTCGGCGATACCTCGGCCTATCCTGCAAGCACATTTGCCGGTACTAGATTTTTTGGGTACGCAGTTGGTACTGGAGCCAATGATTTGGTTTTGGGATTTCCATTAAGTTATCAAAATTTTAACAACATTGGTGATATAGTTTTCAACAACTACTACGACACTGACACATTTAGTTACGTTGAAAACTACACAACTCAAACTGCTAATTGTAATACTGGTTATCTTGCAGTCAACAAAGATCTAAATACGCCAACCTTGACAAACAACTGGATCAAAGGCAAAGAACCAACTCAGCAGTATCAAATTATCACAAAGATATATGATGGATATGTTTTGCCTGTCAACGGAGTTAACTATGCATTTGTTCAAATTGACATAACTCCGGCCACTAGCAAAACTATTCCTTATACAAAAGTCTATTTGAATAACAAATTGTTAACAGTCGATACTGATTATCAAATAACTTCTTACACGTCTTATCAAGTATTATTGTTAACAAATACTCCCAACATTGGTGACAAGATTGATATTTTAATATTCAGTTCAAGCATCAGTGCCTTGGGATATTATGAAATTCCCGAGAATCTAGATTACAATCCATTAAATCAAACGTTTGATTTTATCACTTTAGGGCAATTACGCAATCACTATAATAAATTAATAGAAAATACTGCTCTAGGATCTGACTCGCCAATACCATATCAAGACAGATATATCAAAGCCCAAGGCGGAACACTACTGCAACACAGCAGTCCGTTGATATACGGCATGACTTTTTTAATTGATCCTGTTGTGAATTTTGTTAACGGTATCAATTTGGCACGAAAAGAGTATCAAAGATTTAAAAATAAATTTTTAACTTTGTGTACAACACTGACCGGACTGGATTATAAAAATCCCGCCAGTGGAGTTGATTCCATACTAAAATCAATCAATTCAGTTAAGAACAGCAGTTTTCCCTGGTACTACAGTGATATGGTTGCACAAGGCAGTAATTATACCACAACCACTTATACTGTATTGAATGCCAGACAAAACAAATACGAAATAGCCAGTATCTTTAATGTAACTGAATTGAGTAATCGTGCAGTGATGGTATATCATAACGGTACGTTGTTGGTGGCTAACGGAGTCGATTACAGTTATGATTCGTTGAGTCCGGCAGTTATTTTAAACATTGCATTAACAGTCGGCGATACCATTGTGATACGTGACTATGCAAACACCGACGGAAATTATGTTCCAGAAACCCCAACCAAATTGGGATTGGCACAAAGCTATCCGCCATCTATCTATGTGGATACCACATACCTAGAATCCACCACTGTTATTCTTGGTCACGACGGAAGCAAAACTCCGGCGTTTGGTGATTTTAGAGATCAGTTCTTGTTAGAACTTGAACGAAGAATATATAACAATCTCAAAGTTGATTATAATTCTCGAAATATTTTAGATGTTTACAACACAGTTCCTGGAAAATTTAGAACGACTGATTACAGTTTGTTGGAATGGAACAAGTTGGTTTGCCAGAACTTTTTGCAATGGGTTGGTAATAATAATATAGACTACACAACCAACAGTTGGTACGATGCAAACAATCCTTGGACCTGGAATTACAATCAAATGGCGGATACTGTTGATGGGTCGCCATTACAAGGATCGTGGCGTGCAATTTATAACTATTGGTTTGACACCGATCAACCACATTTGAGCCCATGGAACATGTTGGGTTTTGCTGAACAACCCACTTGGTGGACTCAACGTTATGGTTCAGCACCATATACCAGTGGTAACGGTGTGTTGTGGCAAGACCTTGAAGCCGGGTATGTGTGGAACAATGGTGATCCTTATACTGATGCAAATTTTGCAAGACCGGGACTATCTAACTTTATTCCAGTTGATAGTGCAGGCAATCTACTTCCGCCGACTGAAATTGGAATAGTTCTCAATGTAAATGTCGCTTCAGGCAACAACAATTATCAAATTGGCGAGCAAGGGCCAGTTGAGTCGGCCTGGAGACGCAGCAGTGATTATCCATATGCAGTTCAATTTGCGTTGTCTCTAGCAAGACCGGCTGAATATTTTGCTACTCAAATTGATCTAAGTAGATTTTATATCAATGCAGTAACTGGGCAATTTAGCACAGCTGACAATCAAAAAATTTCACCTAATTTATTAACAGTAAATGGCGACACAGTGAGCAAGCCGGGAACTGTTCTGCGAACCGCAGGCTACTTGAACTGGATTGCAGATTCTATTAAAAATCTTGGAATAGACCCTGTTACCAAAATTGAAAGTTATTTCAGTAATTTTTCAATTGAATTAGCGTACCGAGTTGCTGGATTTACTGATCAAAATTTGATTACAGTAACTGCCGAACAAACCAGTCCAGGCAGCACCAACTCCAGCGTTATCATTCCCAATGAAAATTATAGTGCCTATATTGGAACGCCTATACCGGCAGCAATTATTGTTTATAGCGGAGTGATTGTAACTCGTTCGGCAACTGGATATGTCATAACCGGGTACGATACCACTAATCCATTTTTTAACATATATGCCAGCATAGCCAATGCCAATTCAACAACTGTGACTGTTAATAATTTATCTGTGAAATTATATCAAACCGGCAGCGGCACAGTTACCACAATACCGTACGGTACCACATTTGCTACTGCACAACAAGTTGCAGACTTTTTAATAAGTTATCAAAGATATTTGATTTCTCGTGGATTTGTATTTGCTGAATTTGACACAGATCTACAGGCTGTGCGTGACTGGAGTCTAAGTGTAAAAGAATTTTTATATTGGGCACAGCAGGGCTGGGCACCAGGCACAATCATAATGCTAAATCCAATAGCCAATCAACTCAATGTGGCTGTTCCTGGCGGGGTTATAAATCAAGTAACCAACTTGCCCACTGGCAGCAGAATACTTGATGTTAATTTTCGACCAATTAAAAGCAACTCGTTTGATATTTTAAGAGTTGATAGTCCACTTAATCCTCCGGGAAATCGATTTCAATTGTCTGTGATTGATGGTGTATCAACTATAGCATTTGCACAACTGGAAATAGTACAGTACGAAACAACTCTTATATTTGATAATGTTGATAATTTTGGAGATATTATCTATGTGCCCGAACAAGGAACAAGACAATATCGATTAAAATTGTCAGGATCTAAAACTGGATATTGGGACGGAGGCTACAGCATGTCTGGGTACATGTACAGTAACCCCAATATACAGCAATGGCAACCAGGCACTGATTATCGCCAAGGAGATATTGTAATTTACAACAATCTGTATTACACCGCTCCAATAGATATCACTGCAAGTCAAAATTTTGCATTGACCAATTGGACACAGATTGCTCAAACTGATATACAGACTGGTCTTTTGCCTAGTTTTGGGCATAATGCACAACAGTTTATTAATTTTTATGACGTAGATAATCCACCAGTTGATCAAAGTTTTCAATTGTTCAGTGCCGGCCTGATCGGATTCCGCGAAAGACCGTTCCTGAGTAATTTAAGCATTGGTGTTGCCACACAGACAAAATTTTATCAAGGGTACGTAAAACAAAAAGGCACAGTAAATGCAGTAAACGCATTGACCAAGGCGTCATTTGATGTTGTAACTGGAAATGTCAACACGTACGAAGAGTGGGCATTTAGAGTTGGCACTTACGGAGATGTGAGAAATAATACCTTTGTTGAATTTACATTAAATCAAAGTTTATTTCTTAATAATCCAGTTGCGCTCACATTTACTGCCAATTCGTATAGCACAAGTGCAAATACCATAATTGATCTAAGTTTGGCAAATGTGTACAATTCCAGTAACTTGTCTAGCACTGTTACCAATATCTACTACAATAGATCTGGGCAAGAGTATGCTACAGACTTGCCATATCCAGGCTATGTAAATTTAAATGATATAGATTATCAAATTTTTGATATCACACAAAATCCCAGTCTGCCCAAAGCATATGTGGGTAATAAAGTATGGGTAGCAAAAGATTTATCAGACCACTGGAATGTATTTAGAGTAACCGAAGTGGCTAATGTAACTGCAACCGACTTAAAATACACATTAGATTCATATGCTCAATTGACTTTTAACAATCCGTCGGGATTATCTGTAAACG